CGGTTGGTTGTCGGTATAGGTTCCGTTGGTAAGCAAGAAGATGTTCCGTCCACGAGGTGATGCTTCTATCCTGCCGCCAAGACGATTTGCTAGACGCTGGTCTTTGGATAACCGTAACCCGCCCATATAATCCCCGACGATTACTGGAACTACGAAGTTGTCGGTCGGTGGTCTGAATGTTGCCATTAGGTGATACTACTTCCATATCCTGCTGCTGTGAGTTCATCGATTTCTGGTTGCGTAAGAAAATTGTCGTGTCCGCCGTAATATGTTCGGGTGATGCGTTCTGGTCTGCGCGGGTCGGTGGTGGTGTAACTGCCATCGATAAGACGGTAAAGGTTTTTTGCGCGGGAACCTTGTGGTGTGTGTGCAAATAGTCTGTCTGGTGATTCTTCAGAAAGTCTGACAGCAAATGGGTAACCTTCGGTTATTGGGACACGGAAGATGTGGGACTTGTCCCAGTTGGCGGTTGCTGTTCCGTCGCCTGTCCCTGTTGCTGTAGTTCGGCGTGTTCTTGCACCAACCACAGTCCCTGACCCTGTGCCTGAACCTTCCGCCGTGCGTATAGCCGTGAGTATTCGCGTCGATGTCGACGTGCCTTCACCTTCGCCGCTGCTAGTTCTGAATACAACACGGTTGACAACAATAGTCGATGTGCCTGTACCGTTGCCGATTGCCGTTCTAACAGGAATAATTTTTTCTGCAGCACCAAGATAAAAGCGTCCACCGTTTCTGAACGGGAAACTAAAGTCGGTTAACTGGTCTAAACGACTTTGTGATGTGGTGGACCCCACACCGCTGCCCGACGCTGTGCGAGGCGCAATATGCAATCCCGTTGAATCCATCGTGCCGACACCCGAACCAGTAGCCGAACGTGGCACCACCTTGATTGCTGTGGCTGTTTCAGTTCCTGTTCCGCTTCCTGTGCCTTGCCGCTGTTTTAAGACATACGCAAAAGACGATGCGGTCCCCGTCCCCGATGCCGTAGCAGTAACGGTGAGAACCGCACGAACACCCAAATAGAAACGACCGCCGAAACGGTAAGGGAAACTGAAGTCAGTTAACTGACCTAAACGAACCTGCGCTGACCCTGAAGCGACAGATGCAGAACCATCACCTACACCAGTAGCGGTACGACCAACAACACGGAAATAGGTTGCCCGATAAAACGGACGGGTATCACTAAACGGTTCTGTAAAACCTGTGACTGCTAATTGCGCCATAAGGGGTTATCCCCTAACGGCTAGTCGAGCGACAGCGTGAGAGAAGTGATTTGAAAAGTGTCACCAGCGGTCACGGCTGCTGATGTAGATAGTGCGCCAGTCCACAAACAGTTGCCTGATGTAGCTGCATCCCAAAGCGACCAATGGCTGTAGGTTTCTGTTGCTGCCACGTTTACCCATTCAATAGTCCCAGATGATGCCATAGAACCAGATGATGCTGCCGAGAATGAGATTGCTTTGCGGGTAGCTTCGGTTGCAGCGTTAGATGTTCCTGCTTCACCAGCGTCTCCCGTATGAAGTTTTACATATGTGGCGGCAACAGCAAATGAAGTATTGCGGAGCGTGTCCAGTAATGCTAGTTCTGCGTAGTTAGAAATCGACATTGTAAACCTTTCGTGTTATATGACTATAGCAAAACGAAAGCCCCCCACCTCCCGTACTAGGGGAAATGAGGGGCTTTTGTCTCAACCTTCAGCCATGTAGTTGGCTGCTTGGTTAGTTATTAGTTAGCACCAATGCTTGATGCTGACTCGATGCGGCGGAGTGATGCTTCGCGGAAGCGACCATAGCCACCCAACCAGTACCAACCCAATGGCTGCAAGCGCATGAGGAGGTCGGTTACGTTGCCACGGACAATCTTCGGTACTGCACCGTTTCCGTCCTGTACGCTGTACGCCTTTGCAAGAGCCTGACGACCCATGATGTGCGTGCAATACGCGTCGATTGAACCAGTTGTGCTGGTACCGTTCGATGCGTTGGTGAATACCTTTGCGCGTGGGGTTTCGATGAAACGTACGGATTCGAACAAGCCGATTTCGCCGTTGTAGATTCCCTCTGGGTTGACGTAGTTAGCAGGGGTACGCCATGCTGCTGCGTCAGTTGCCGAACGGAAGTCGTACGATACGTCTGGGTGGATAAAGCCGATGTATGAACCGTTGAAGGTTGCTACGTTGGCTCCACGGAGCTGTGCGACGGTCTTGCGAACGTCGTCAGCGGCGAGTACGTCGTCAGCCGAGATTGACTCACGGCTCGTTGGTGTGGTTGAACCACCAGTTGCATAGACAACGTTGCTTCCGCCAGCAAGAACTTCACGGACAACCTGGTCGATTGAATCGCCTGCGTTGTAACCGATGATGTTTGCTGCTGCAGAGTCAACATCCAAGAACGCTGTTCCACGCAACTTGGCGGTGGTTACTACTGCGTTACCGTATTCGTTGAGGGTTACGGTTACTTGGCTGTCGGACAATGCGGTTGGGGTTACGTCGGTAACTTCGTTCAACGTTGACGTTGCTGCTGCAATGTCGCTGAAGATGGTGAATGTTACGCCAGTTCCTGGCATTGCCTGTGCTACTGGTTGTACGTCTGCTGCCTGGTCGAAGAGGAGTTCTGAACGAAGGGCGAAGTACGCCAAACGGTCAAACGCTACCTGGTCTACGGACAGTGACGAGGTTGTTGTTTCGCCTGCCATTTTAATTTTTCCTTTGGTTTAGAGGTTTATGAATTTCCTAATGCTATTCGTGCCTCTGCCAAAATTGCGTCTACTTCTTGTGGGTTCCGCGCATCTTGTAGTCTGCGGTTCCAGTCGATTGGTGGTTGAGCGGTTTGTGAACCTGCAGCAATTTTTGCTGTTCGGTTCCAAGCTTGTGCTTCTTCCACTAACGGGCTTGGTTCTGGGGGACTAATCAATTGTGCTTCCACTGCAGCTTGTCTGATGGACTCTGGGGAAAGTTCACCGTCATAGCCTTTAACGAAATACTTTGACGCTGGTGCAGTCAGGTCGATGCCTGCTTTCACGAACGCTAGTTCTCGTTTGGCTGCGTCGGCTTCGGCGAGAAGTTTTTTGGCTTCTGCGTTTTCCTTTTCCAGTTGACGCATCCTTGCCCTAACAGGGTTTCGGTTGTCTTCCATCTGGTCTTCGCTGTCGTAGTTGTCAATATCTGACATATGGCACTCTCCTTTTGCCCACATCACTCTGGAGGGTAGTGATGGCTGCTGTTGATTTGTCACCCCTATTGCTCCGCACGGTTCGGGGGTTGCCCGTGAAGGTATTACGAACTATAACACATTACATGCCGACTGTGGTGAGTCCTGTCTGTTGTCCGCCTTGTCCTGCGAATCCTCCGCCTGTTTCAAATGCTGCGGTGCGTCCGCGTCGGCGACGTGCGATTCGTTGTGCTGCGGCTTGTTCGTTGGTGAGTACTCCTGAAACGATTTCTTCTTGGGTGAGTGCTTGTTCACCTAGGAGGTTTGTTTGGAATAGTTCTTGTTGTTGTCCGATTTGGGTGAAGCCTTGTTGTGCTTGTTCTGCGCTTACACCTTGTTGTGCTAACTGTTCTGCTTGTGCAGTTGTGATTTGCATGCCGCCTTGGGTTACGCCTGCTGCAGCGATTTGTGCGGCACGGGCTTTACGTTCTATTTCTTGACCTGACTTGAGTGGGTCTAGGAAGTAGGCGGCGATGTCACCATCGGTGAGGTCTGGCACCATTCGCTTTAGTTGGGTGACTACTTCTGGGCTGGCTTGGGTTACTGCGTTATACCCTTGTTGTATTCTTTGGGCTAGTTCGACTGGGGAGATGTCATTGGCGATGAAGTTGGCAAAGGCTTCTTGGGTATCGTAGAAACCTTTTGGCATGCCGAGGTTCTTTAGATTTGTTTTGTATGACATTTCCTGGTTGATGTATTCAGCCTCAGAAAGCTCAGGCAAACCTTTAGCCACACGGTCAGCGTTACCTTTGAACCGCTCTTTATAGATTGGTGTTTCACGGATAGACCCGAACAAAGCATCAGCGTTACGCACCAATGTCGTGTCAGCCATAACAGCCTGATTCAAAGAATCGAACAATCCTTCAAGACCATAACGACGAAGCACAGCTTTGAGTTCATCGGCAGCAGCGTTGCCAACTGGCAACACCGTAGGGGTAGATGGGGTTACAGGGTTGTAAACCGTTGTTGGGATTGTTGGACCAGTCGGTGCCTCATTGCTTGGTGTTGCTGGGGTAGCAACAAAATCTGGCAGCGTCGTTGCGGTGTCATTCGCTGGACGTTGAGCCAACTGAACCTTAGCTGTAATTTGCTTACGACCTTCAGGAGTAGCAGATAATTCAGCGAAACGAGCATTAAGAGCAGCAGTATCAACAGGCTTACCAGCAGCTTGAAGTTCAGCGGTGCGCTGTTGAATAAATAATTCTTGGCGTTCTTGTTTAGTCAAAGCCATAATGGTTAACCTTTCACTGCTCCGAAACCTCTAGTAATAGTAGAAGCCACATCACGATACAACGTCTTAGCCTCATCAGTTGACTGCCATTCAGGCAACGTACGCAGGAACTTACCCCACTCCGTCACATTCATCAGGCGAGTCTCATTCGTGTTCGGGTCCTGGTATGACAACAAACGTCCCCACTTATTTGCATCCGTGAAGTCAATCGTGTACGGGTCGATACCGAGAGTGCTTGCAGCGACAGCACGATAGGTTGCCGTAGCCTGTGCAACAGTACGACCAGCGTCCAACTGTCCTTTCAGCGCAGGATAAAGGTTCTCCGCGTCACGACGCATCATCTCTTTAACCTGTTCAGGGGTCATCGTCTTCATGATGAGGTTCTGCGAGTATGCGTTGATAGTTGCATCATCGAGTTTGATGCCGTAGTCGATAGCGTATTGGCGGACGCTTGCTGCATCCAAGCCTTTTGTTACTGCTTCGCCTGCTACACCACCAGGGGTTCTGCCAGTTTTGGCTACCTCTGCACCAACATAACGTGCGGTTTCGTTAGCATCCCAACCATATTTAATTGCTTGTGTAGCAAGATTTTTTAACGCAACAGGGTCTAGCGAATAGCCTTGTTTACCAATATAGGTTTCAAGTTCGAACTGTTTAGCATTGATGTCATTGGCAAGAGTGGTTGGGTCTGTGGTTTGCTTGTCAAGATAGGCGCGTTCTTTAGCGTCTTTTGTTTTCGACCATTCCGTTGACTGGATAGCGTTAAGGAAACGGTCTTTCGTCCATTTCTGTTTTACAGCTTGGTCAATGATTGCTTGTAGTTCTGGAACGGACTGGTATAGGTCTGCTATCCAACCGTATTGTTCTTTGGCGTATTGGAACCACGCTGGGGTACCTTGTGCTGGTGGTTTAGGTTCTGTTGGTGGTGTAGTTGCCATGGTTATCCTTGCATCCAGTCAGATAGTACGCCGATATATGACGAATAATCGTTTGCTTCTGCTTCTTCAGGCGAAAGTTTTTCTGCTTGTTTCTCAGCAAAAACCTCAGCATTAGGTGGCTGGGTAATGGCTCCACCTGTTGCAGCACCCATCTGATATTGCTTATCAAGTTGGTTATATGCCTGCACAAGCCTGTTCATTTCTTGCTCAGACAAGGTGCGACCCAATGCTGATTGCGCTCCACCCTCAAATGCTTTCTTCAAAGTGTCAGGGTCGTTGAGACGAAATGCTTTAAGACCGCCGCCTGCAGATGGAACAGGATTTGTTGACAAATATGCCAATGCTTCATCTAATGATTTGCCACGCAATGGGCTGGCAGGGTCAGAGTTAATAAGATTGATTTGGGTTAGGGCTTTAGAAAACGCTGACTTTAAACGAGGGTCAGAACGGTTGCCACTTGATGGGATATACCCAGGTACTGCTTTTTTTAGTAGCCCTTGGTATGAGGTGAGTTTATCTGTGGAAATTTTATAAATGATGTTGATGTCGTTGGTGGTGAATGTGTATGGTTGGTCTACCGTTCCCCAAGTTTTTGGTATTTGATAGTTAGGGTCAATACCGCCCAGGGGTGAGCCATCGGTATCTGGACTTGCTTTTACTTCAAGTTCGCATACACCTAAAAGGTCATTCCATACATATCCTTGTGGACATTCTTGTGCCATGATTACATTCCTATTTCTGGTGGTTCGAACTCTCTAGATAATACATTTTCCCATAGTGCAGCAAAGTCTGGATACTTTTCAGATAACCCATACCCATAGTCATAAAGAGCTTGACGCAGCGTAGAACCAGCTTTTGCTTTACGCCAACTATCGTTAGCCAAAGTAGGGTCCTGAGCGGTAATAGCATTAACTTGTGCTGTCCTGTAATCCCAATACAGTTTCAAGGCTTTGCCAGTTGGGGTAGCCAAAACCTTTTTATCCTCAACCATTTTGGTTATCTGACGAATCTCATTAACCAGTTCACGTTCACGTTCACCGCTGGTTGCTGCTGGATTCCACATTGGGAATTGCTTTTTAAGGGTATCTGCATAAGCTTTCATGTCGGCTTTATAGTCTTCTGAACGTGTGATTTGCTCAGGGGTGAAGCCTTGCTGGATACCAAACTTGAGGTATTGGTCTTTCTTATAGTTATATGCGCTCCAAGCCATACTGTTTAGGGCTTTTTCTTGGCGTGCTTCGATGTCGCGTGGGGTCCGTAGACCGATAGCACTTTGTGATGAATAGGCTTTAAGGTCGAACTCTCCGCCTTGTGGTCCAAGGTAGCCAGCTACTAGCGGGTATTTGTCTAGTAGGTCGCCGTTTGAGCGTGTCCATTCTGCGAATTCTTTGGTTGGTGCAATACCTGGCATTGCGTTGGTTCCGCCAGCAAGGAATATCCATGCGTCAGGACCGTATTTGCCTAGGAACTGTGCTACACCGTCGGTGTATGTTCCACCGTTTTTGATGGCGGTGTCGGTCATGGTGCGAAGTTCGTCCATTGCCATACCCGTTGTAACGTTTCCGCCGTCTACTTCGGTGAAGTATTTGGTCATTGATGCGCCTGGGAGCAATATTTTGAAGAATGATTTTATTGCTAATAGGGCATCGGTTTTGTTAACGGCATCGTTAAGGATTGTTTCACGTTCCTGTTCGGTTGCTGGGATGCCGTTTCTGTTTGATGCAATGTTGGTTAGAACGGCATTGAGTGTTGACGCACGGATACTGTCGTTCGTTTCGGTCGCACCCAATGCTTGAAGATTGGTGACTAAGTCAAATTGTTTACCACCACGCGCCGCAGATGTTCCAGATGCAATCATTCCTTGCAACCAAGGTGCTGCAATATAATCAGCAATTTTTGTTCGTGCTTGTGGGTCACCGAACGGGAATAATGTTTCTCGCAAGTTGGCGTAGGCTTGCGATTTAGGGAAAATCGAGTCCATTACCATCGCACCGAAACCAAAGAATCCTGGAACTGCAGAACCAAGCATACTAAGGTTTTTTGTTTGAATTCTTTCTTCTGCGTTTAGTCCTAGCATGGAATATACTTCGCGTGAGAATGGGAGTGCTACTGCTTGTTGACCTGTGTCTTCATCGGTAAAGATAATTCCGCGTCCATCTTGTCCGCCAGCCCAACCTGGAAGTTCGGCACCCATCAAACCTTCTTTGGTTTGTCGAGCGGCTTCTAGCATTTGTGGGTTTTCTGCCATGAGCCTTCCCCATACGCTCCATTGTTCTTTCCAAGCGTCAAAGAACCCAAACAGAAGGGAATGGCGTGAACCAAAATACGACTTCTTTGATGAATCATAAAGCAATTCCCCAACTTGTTTATCACCAAACATGTCACCTAATAGTTCTACTTGCTTGCGTGTTGCTGTCCCGCCTGCGCGTGGCAATTCGGCACGAACACCATCTTTAATCCAGTCGGCAGCTTTACTTGCGTCAAGTGCGTCCATCATTTTTTGTGCTTCTTGCGGGTCCATTGATGGAATTAATTCAAGAATCCGTTTCCATTTATTGTATTCCCAATAAGGTCCACGAGCATATTTTGCTGAAGCATTACGGTATAGAACGAAACCTTTTGTGAATAAGCGGTCACGGCGCAATACTGCTTCTGTCGCTTCGGTAGCAGCAAATGGTGCAACTTTTGCTGTGTTTGGATTTTGTAATAGATTGTCGCGTACCCAATTATTGAAGTTCGTTGTTGGTTCATATACGTTAATAACAGTTGATGTTTTTACTTTCCATCCGCTGTTGTCAATAATTTTTTCTGTACCAAGTTTGCCAGTAGCAATAGCACCGATAGCCGTTCTGTCGCCGCCAGTACGAGTAAGAATGTCGTTATAAATTGTGTAAATCCAAGCCGAGTTGCCCTCAACGGAAGTCAACGGCGTTAGTTTGCTCATGCCGTTGATACCCTGTGACCTGATTGCTTTATCCCAAATTTTTTCAAATACTGGTTTTAGGTCGCCATTCAAAAATCTATTAGGTAGTTGTAGTACAGCGTCAGAACCACCAGCCAGCATTGCTTTTGCAACTTCTTGGTACTCTGGGGTTTCTGACATTTGAACTATGTCGCGAGCGGTACCTTTAACCCAGTTAACATTTTTTGCGTTCTTTGGGTCAATGATTGGATTTCCAGACATATCATAAGCAATGTCTTTTATTGCATTGCCGCGCATTTGACGCACATAGTTCAAAACACTTTGGTCTGCTAATTCGTCAGCCATTAAACCTTTAGCTATTTGAGTAACGTTCCTACCAGTGCCTGGAAGCGATTGATTAATGCGTTCTTCGAATAAAGCGATTTGGTCTAATAATTCTTGTTTAGTTCCATGTTTCGCTATAAACGACTGAAGCAAATCTGTATATATAGTTACGCGCCCAGTATCTCCAGCAGCACGGGCAGCTGCAAGACTCGCTTGCAAATCGTCGATTCGTTCTACTAATGGTTCAAGTTTTGCTACTTCTTTTGCGGTTTTAATTTCAACACCAAATGTGTTTATGTTGACATGACCACTAGCAATCAATGCTTTTAATGAACTAATACTTAATCCTTCTGCAACTGCAATCCGAAGAAGTTCGTCTGGAATAATTCTTGTCACCATGCGAATTGGTGCTGGCGCACCAAGTGCTGCTGGTTTTGTCCACCTAGCTTGGAATTTTTCGAGGGCATCAAAAAATGTTGGTTGAAGCAATGCTTCCATTGCTTTATTGCCACGGAATGGAGCAAATGCTTGCCATAGATTTGTGGTTTCCCTAATTACTTGTTTGAGTTTTTCTGGGTGGACCATCATGAAACCTTTAGGAATCATGTCGGTTGAACGAATTACATCACCAGTTCCGTCTGCAAGCCACGACGCTGGGTAACCTTCACCCATAGCATCCCATGTCCACTGAGCAATATCGTCTGTATCGCCTTTATATTTGACTAATTGTTCAATCCATTCTTGTGATACACCATTTTTTGTTAATGGCGATGAAAGCATTGTTGCCATCCATTGCTTTTTTAGTTCAAATCGCTTATCAATTTCACCGTTAACTACCGCTTTCATTGCGGATGACAACATATTATGTCGTTGAGCAACAGGCACTTTCATCTCAATCATAAGATTGTTCATGTCTTTGACAGAACCCATTGGGTCATCAAATGAGAAAAACGTTGAATATGGGTCTGTTGCAAATTGGCGTGTTTTCCCTGATGCCCATTGAGCAATTCGCGGACCAGTTTGTGTAGTCCAACTCTTGATTACTCCAGGTACTTCTCTGATGTTGTAAAGCGGGTCGCCAGATAGAACTGCTTCTTTGAGTACTGTGTGAATCTCTTTAACATCAACTGCTTTGTTTGCTTTTACGGCAGCATCTACGATTTCCTGAATTTTTACTGCGGCACCAATTGGCACGTTTCCGAGGAAGTAGTCGTATAGTTCGCCAGGGTTTTTGAACGATGCAAGCTTGTTTAATGTAAGTCTTCCATCAAAGGTGAATGGCATTTCATCGATTTTCATTGGGTCAAATCGGTATCCACCGCCTGCTACTGGTGTTAAACCAAGGTTTGACCTGAATGATTCAAGGCTGTTTGATGGTGGTCGGTATGCAACTGGTGGTGGTGAATCGTATGAAACTAGTGACTTGCCGCCAATTGCTTCGTCTGCCATTGCTCGTGCAGCGTCTTCTGCTTCTTGTGGAATTTTTGAACCAGGAGGAAGCATGCCGAAGAATTCTTTGACCATTCCAGCATCTTCTACTGAACCCCATGGCATTGTGATTGTTTCTTTTGCTGTGGTTGAAAGTCCTGCTGCTCGTCGTTCAGCAGCCCAGGTTTCATAAACTATGTCTGCTGCGCGACCTTCAAGCAATGTGGTTGCAGCAACTTGTTCAAGATTGAACGCTTTCATCAAAGATTTAACAGGGTTAGTGAATAGTGTCAGGTCTGTTCCAACGGTAAATACACCGTCGGCGATTCCTGATATAACTTGTGCTGCGTAACCGTTACGGTCAATATAGTTTTCTTTGATAAGTGGTTCAACTAGTGCGCGTCCAGCAGTCCAGGTTTTGCCTTCAATTTTTGGTAGACCAGCGTCGTGTGCTTGGCGGGCGCGTTCAAGAATTTGTCCTTCAGGGAAAAAGCCAGCACCAAGGTCCAGTTGCCCTTCTGTGACTGCTGATTTTATAATCTGGGTAATGATGTTTCCTTCAATTACAACTTTTTTGTATTTTTCCCAGTCGTAGTTTGTTGCAGTAAAAGTACCGATTGTTCCACCGCGATTCGTCGCAGCATATTCAAGAGTGTTTTTAAGAAGTTGTCCGCCGCCTTGTAGCCCTGCTGTAATTGTTTTTGTTGTTGCTCGTAGTGGTTTGCCAACAATGTCTTTAACGCTGATGCGCGACGGTAGCGTTACGCCTGCTGCTTCTATTTCGAACCCACCTGCTGGACCAATATGGTCTGGTGTAAAGAAACCAAGTGTTTTGAATGGTACCGATACGATTCCAGCGGTTACTCCTGCTGCTGTTTGGAAGTCAGCCATAAGTGTTGCGCCAGCAATTTCCAATGCGCCTTTAGGACGGTTTTGTGTTGGGCTATTAGCCCACATAATTTTGTCAAGTGTTGGGAACTTTGCTGCTAGGTCTTTGTCTGCCCAAAATTTTCCAGTGCGTTGACCTTTGCTATCAACAACATCTTTGGCAGCCATGCCAGGGATTTGTTGCCAGCCATCAGGGTTGGAAAGATACAGTTTGATGACTTGTGCCTCTGGCAAATTGAGCAAGTCTTTTGCTTCTTTGACAACTGGGATTGGTATTGCTCGCCAGTTCAACCCTGATGCTGGGTCTACTGGGTCTACTCTGTCCCACCAATCTGGCTGATGGTCGTGACGCACAGCAAGTTCACGAGGGTCCATACGCAACAGGTCATAGATAGTGAAGTTGTCGGATGGTTTTGGTGCAGATGGTTTTGTTTCGGTAGCAATATTTGTTCTGCTGCGCAACGCATCGCTGTGTGCTAATGCTTGTTTTTGTGCGTTTAGGTGGATTGGTTGGGTGTCGATTGGAACATCTGACAAACCAACTGATGCGGTGATTTCTGGGTTTGTGTAGTAGCCACCGTATGTTGCTTTTGCTAAACGCTCAGCATGGTCTGCCGTGAATCTGTTTGCGTATTCTGTTCTTTTTTGTTGAACTAGTTCTGCTTCACGCGCTTCTGCTTCTAGTTGCTGAATTGTTTTTCTCATTGAATAGGTTGATTCTCT